ACCATTAATCCAAGAAGATTGATGGTCTTGTTTTAACCAATTAGTGGGACATATTATTTTTTTATTTTTATTTTTACTCAAATAAGCACCCCACCATGAATAAGAGCTGTTACAAGTAATATGATGATCACATAAACTCATTAAGGCTAAATCTTCTTTTTCTGAATCAGTACATACTTTATCTCCTCCTTCGGGGGTGACAAAATATATATTATCTCCTTCAAGTAAGTTTTTAGCAAATTCTATATCATTAGAAAAAACTACAAAATTATAATCTTCTGTGGGCATAAATTGATCTACTATTGCTTTTGTATAATATTCATGATCCAATATACAAAAAGAAAAGTTAGATAACAAATAATCCCCTCTTCTTATATGAATACTAACAGTAGGTTTATCATTTCTAAAATATTTTTTAATATCTTTCATTCTTTTAGTTGATTGATTTTGAAGGTTGGGAAGAAAATCCCATTTTTCTACTTCTTGTCCTATAGAATCATACCAATAAGAATATAAATCAAATCTACCTATTAAATTGTAATTAACCCCAGATTTTAAATTAAATAAAGTTTTATCATATCTAGTAGTATGAAAATTAATAGATTTATCTTCAAAATTATTAAAAAATTCTAAAGGTTTTATTTCATATTCCTTTTCTAAATCTAATAAATCAAAAATTCTAATTTTAGTTTGAATAGGTTCTTGGGTTGGAGGATATTTAGTTAAAATTCCCTCAATATTTTCTTTTGAAAAAACTATTTTTAAATTATTAGCTCTTGCTACTGATAAAAGTCCTGAAAAGATTTGGAGTTGAGAGCATAATCCCCCAGATGACCCCATATTATTTAAAGTTATATAATTAGTCATTTTTATATATTTCCATCCAATAATTAATCATTTCATCCATCATACTTTCAAAAGTATATTCAGGTTTCCACCCTAATTCTCTAATTTTAGTTGAATCTCCTTTTAAATATTTTAACTCTTCAGGACGTAAGAATTTTTGATTTTGAACTACAAATTTTTTATAATCTAAATTTAATTGAGAAAAAACATAACCACAAAAATCCCTTACTGAACGAGTTTCTCCTGTTGCTACAACCCAATCTCCAGGATGTGGTTGTTGTAAAATTAAATGCATAGCACGAACATAGTCTTTTGAATGTCCCCAATCTCTATAAGCATCTAAATTTCCTAATTCTAATTCATTTTGAAGTCCTAATTTAATTCTAACAGCCGCTTTAACTACTTTATTAGTAACAAAATTTGACCCCCTACGAGGTGATTCATGGTTAAACAATATACCATTTGAAGTATGTAAATTATATGCATTTCGATAATTTCTTACTATATTATAACCAAATACTTTAGCACAACCATAAGGTGAAACGGGTGTCATTTTAGTAGTTTCTCTTTGAAAACCATCTTCATCTACGGAACTCCCAAACATTTCAGATGACGATGCTTGGTAAAATTTAGCATTAGGACAATTATTACGTACTGCTTCTAACATATTTAAAACTCCAATAGAATTAGTTCGTGCTGTATATTGAGGAATTTCATAACTAATCCTAACATGGGATTGAGCTGCTATGTTATATACCTCACCAGGATTAATTGTTCGTAGTAGGCGTTCAATACCAGGAGTATCGTTTAAATCACCGTAAGATACATGCAATTTTGGGTTATTTCTAATACCATCTAATCGTGACTGTTGATGTTCTGGGGTAGAGTTTCTTCTAACTATACCATAAACTTCATAATCTAATTTTAATAGGTATTCTGCTAGATAAGAACCATCTTGCCCTCCAATTCCAGTAATAAATGCTTTTTTCATAAACTATTTTTAAATATATCCATTTTTGTTAAGTCAGGCCAATCATATATAGACCATTTTTTAGGTGGTGTGTTAATTGCTTTTTCTAATTTATTTAAACCATTTTGTGCTGTTTCTGGTGGCATATAATAGTGATAACCCATTGCGTTTATATCTTGATCTCTCCAAGGTATATTTGGTATTCTACCATCATAACTCATTTTTTTAAGTTCAGCAGCTATTTTTTTATTATCCGTTAATATAATACCCCCCCTACCAAGAGACAAATGTTTTTGGAATTGAAAGCTAATACACATAAAAGTACCTGGTATATAGGAATTTTCTCTCCATAATACTGCTGCATCTATAATGTTAGTATCTTCAATCCAATAAAACTCATCCCATTTATCGTCTTTCCACTTTAATTCAATATTTAATTTATTAGCTAACATTGGAACTGAAAGGTATGTTCTTTTAGGAACTGTAATTGATTTTACATCTTGTTGTCTTAGACATAATTCAATACCATGAGTACAACAATCTACTGCTATACCATAAGGAGCATTAAAAAATTTACATATTTTATTTTCAAATTTAGTTACAGTATTAAAATTCATTTTATTTATTTAAAAATTTTTTCATTGCAATATTATTTACTTTAAACCCATTTTTAGAATAAAAATTAATTAATGATTTTTTACAAAATAAAGTTATTCTGTAGCATCCTTTTTTATTACCTATATTAACTAATTCTTCAATTAATTTAGTACCAATTTTTTTGTATCTAACTTTATCACTTACAACAATGTCTTCTATATGTCCAGAAATCCCCCCTCTAATTTTATATTCTAATACTAGACTACCATAAGCAATAACTTTATCCTTATATATCCCAACTAATGATTCAGATGAACAAGATAAAAATAAATTCCAACATTTTTCTTTATCTCTATTAGAATAATCAATTTTAGTCATTTGTTGAAGCAATAAAAAAACTTCATCTATATCGTTTTTTTCAACAGGTCTAAACAATATATTATTCATCTATAAATGTTTTATCTAAAGCCTGACCTTCATACGGCCCTGTTTTATATTCATAAACTAGAGTATCATTTTCAAGGATTTCATAATTATGTCCTCCTTCTAATGTAAAAGAGGCATCACCTTGTTCTAATATAGGTTCTACTAATATAGTATCATCTAAATCATAAAATATACATTTAACTTTACCTTGAATTACTATCCAACTTTCCTGAGCAATAACATTTCTTCTTCTGTTTTTAAATATATGTTTATGAGGTTTAAAAGTTTTACCTTTTTCCATATTAAGATGAGAACATTGTATAAAATGTTCTTCTGGAACTATATCTTTTCTACCAGGTTTTAGATCTTCTTTTCTTACTACCATATGTAGCAGTTTTTTAGGGTTTACTTTGGAATAATATTTAATCATTTATTAAAAAAAGTTTTTATTTTATCACAAACATAATCAACATCTTCTAAATTCATACCATGATGAGCACCTAATAAAAAACCATTTTTCATTACTAGGTCTGCATTTTTAAAATCTTGTAAATATTTTCTATAAACTGGGTGTCTAGTAACATTGCCCGCAAATGTAACTCTTGTTTGAATATTATTATCTTCTAAAAAATTTAATAATTCTAATCTACGTTCCGTTTGAAGTGGTATTGCTAACCAATTAGGTTTAATACTATCATTAGGTAATATTAATTCTTTAACATCTTTAAGATTTTCTAAATAACGTTCAATATTATCTCTACGTTTTTGTTTAAATGTTTGAAAACGTTCTAGTTGTACTAAACCAAATGCTGCACTCATTTCACTACATTTCATATTATATCCTAATACACCATATAAAAATTTGTAATCATATGGTAAACCATCAACATCATGTGCAAATCTTTCATCCATGTTTTCACTGTTATCTCCTATACGGCCCCAATCTCTATACTGTAATGCTTTTTTTACATGTTTTTTATCATTAAACATTACCATTCCTCCCATTCCACCAGCAGTAATAACATGAGAAGCATAAAAACTTGTTGTTGAAACATCTGATTCTTTTGTATAAGTTACAGTATCTGCTGAATCTTCAATAATAAAAATATCTTCTCTATTAATTTCTATTAAATACCTTTTTAATTTATCCCAATCTGGTTTATTCCCAATTAAATTAGGAACCATAATTGCTTTAGTATCAGGTGTTATTGCATCTAATATATCACTAATGTCAGGAACATAAGATGTTAAATTAGAATCTATAAAAATAGGTTCATATCCTAATTGTATAATAGGAGCTAATGTTGTTGAAAAAGTTAAAGCAGGTGTTATTATTTTGCTTCCTTTAGGTAAATCTAAAGCTGCTATTGCTAGTAAACAAGCAGAAGAACCTGAATTTACAAATACTCCATATTTTTTACCAAATTCTTTAGCAATTTTTTCTTCAAACTCTATAGAACGAGGCCCAAACCCAGCTAACCATCCATCTCTAAGACATTGTTCAACAGCTTTTATTTCTTCTTCCCCATAGGCTTCTAATTTATTGGGAGCGTACCAAATTTTTTTCATAATTATAAATTATTTTGTTTAATTAAATCTTTCAACTGTTTTCTAGTAATAGTACCAATCTTATCTTTAACATTAAAAAATATTTCGTTTTCAGAAAAATCAAATTTATTTAATGTATAAAGTTCTCTTTCTAAACTTGCTTCAGATTTTTTAGATATTTTAGATAAGTCTTCTATAAACTGTATAAATTGATCTACTGGTAGTTTTAATACCCCATAGGATTCCATAAATACTCCATCTAAGTAAAACCCATCAGAGTTTCCGTTTTTAAAGTATATAGAAGTTATTCCTTCTTTAGTGGATATGTTAATACCCTCTTCTTTGTAAGTTTGACTCCAGCTTAAAGTAGTAAATAGTAATAGAAGTAATGCTGTTTTTTTCATGCTAATGTATCGTAGTATTTATTTTGTTTTTCTTGTTTGTTTATTGTTTTAGGGTGATATAAAGCTAATCCTTCTTCTTGAGGTAGAGCAGCATAAGTTTTAAACCCTTCTAATTTTTCATGTACTTTATTAACCCATTTTATTTCAGGTTTATTTTTCCATACTCTCCATTGATAATCAGGCCAATTGACCCAACCTTTATCATTTATATTCCATCTCCATTTTGTAATATGTTCCTGAGTTAATCCTTCTACGGTATTAACTCTAGGTACTAAATAAACTTCATTGTCAGGGTTGCATTCTAATATAACTGGAAGATTAATTAATAATAATTCATTAGGCATTTCATCAGCATCAATTTGAAATATATAATCCCCATTACAGTATTCTGTAAGTTGGTTTTTCCAGTCAGCAAAATGATTATTAAAATCTAATCCTCTCCAAAACTGAATATTAGGGTATTTATTTTGTTTAGTAAGCCAACTAGCTATTTCTTCATTTCCATTTTTTTGGTCATAAAGTATTACTACTTCATCTTGTTGTCTTTTATTTTTTCTAAGGAAGTTAACTAATTTTTGAATTTCTATAAATTCATTACAAACAGTAACGGCATAACTTATTTTCATAATTTAACTAGGTAATACCCCAATATAAGAAAGAGCTTCCATAAAATCACGTTCTTCAAAATGTTGTATAGTAGACATATCGGGTTTAAACTTTTTATCTTTATATTTTTCTTTTTCTTCATCCTTAATAGGGACAGCTTTAACTCCAGCCCATCTCCAATTATTTTTTGATGTACCATCAGCGAATACCATTCCCTTATCTTCTAAATTAATTGTAGTAGGCATCCAAATTTTACCCGAATCTTCTTCTTCATCCATTAATTCTTTATTCAATTCAGGTAATAATCCCATTTGTTCTATAAGAAATTCACTTCCACTAACCATAATAGAGTTTGATTGAAACCCACAACCATAACATAATTCAATAGTAACATCTTTAGTTACTTCTTGACTATAGCAGGCATCAGACCCACATCTAGAACATTCTTTTAATGTATCAAAATTCATATTATTTTACTTTTTTTAATTTAGGAAGACTAATTTTAGGTATGTTAAGTTCTACTTGTTTTGGAAAGTATGGAAGGTTAGAAGTAAGTAAATTACTAATTAACTTTTTCATTTTATTAAAACTAAATTTATTTTTAGCATGTTGGCTTTGTTTAGTAGTTTTCTTAAGTACTTTTCTATAATTCTTAAAAATTTCTTTTAATGAAGAACCAATATGGGGTTCATCAGGTTTAAACCAACTAGATTCTGCTATTAACCATTGGTTAGCAGCGCTAGGGTGTATTTTTTCTAATTTTCCAGGAAGTAAAAAATTATATTTAGGATGTAAAAAATCAGTATGTCCTCCCCAACCAGAAACCATAATAGGTTTTCCTGTTAAACTAAATTCTAATAAAGGTCTACCAAATCCTTCACCCTTAGTTAAACTTACCATTGATTTTACTTTAGGGTGATTATATAACTCATTCATTTCACTATCGGTTAAATCCCCATTTAATAAATAAACACTAGCTTTATTACCTTTAACAGTTTTTCTGATTTTTAATATTCTATCTAATAAATCTTCTCTACTCATATAAGAAGAAACACCATTTGAAGCTTTTAATATTAATGCAGGAGGGTTTAATTGGTTCTTAAATGTTTCAAAAAAAGCTTTTATTAACAAAGATACATTTTTTCTATCATGTCCAAATTCTCCTTGCATCCAATGTCCTACAAATAAAAAACAAAATGATTCTTTTATTTGATCTAAATTAATATTTTTAATTTTTGATGAAGGAATTTTTTTATAGATATCTAAATTTGCCCCTTCAAATACAACATGAATTGGTTTTTCAATTTTTAATTTACCTTCTACTTGTTGTGTTATTTTATTTTTTCTATCATATATAGTACTTTCAAATACTTTTTTAGCATGATTAGAAGAAACCCAAGTTTCATCTATCCTATTAACCCCTTCAATCCATTCTGCTTTACACATTGTAGATTCAATACCAGCAGTACATCCTATATTATATTTTCCTATACGTTGAAATTCATTAGGAATTGATATTTGCATCCAAATCTCAGGTTGTGTTTTATTCCAATCTGGTTTGCAAGTATGAGCCATTAAAAACTTCCATTCAGGGTGATCGTTACAAAAACCCCAAGCAGTACCCCCCCACCTTTGGGGTAATAGTTCTACTTTATATTTTTCTAATTCAATAATAGCTTTTACTAAATCTCTACTACGTGCCCCATATCCTGAATAGGTATCAAAGGGACATGATATGACAAATCTTGGTTTACTCATTAATATAACAATTTATGGGTTAAAAATTTACCTTTATACTCATTGGTATTTATTAGTTCATATTTTTCTCTAGGTTTCCAAGTACTAAATAATTCTGTAAATGCTTCCATTACTCTATATGCCTGATGTTCATGTGTGAATCCAGCTTCATCAGACAATGCCCATTTTCTTCCTTTTAGACCTAATTTTTTTCTTTTAATTCTTCCTAATTTATACACTTCTACTAACCTTTCAGTAGCATCTTCCCATCTACACCTGTCATCATAGATATAAGGGGTTGCAGGTGAACCCTGTATTGATCTAGAAGTTGGATAACACGGGAAAGCCCACTTTCCATGTTTTTTATAAGTGCCTTTATGATTAGATGGAAAATTACTATCAAAATTAATCCAATTACCTTTTTTATCTTCAAATCTCATTTGATCTTGCATTCCCCCAGTAACATTAGCTATAATAGGAGTTCCTGCTAATATAGCTTCAGTTAATGATAACCCCCAACCTTCATTAGAAGTTAATAACATTTGAACATCTGCTATATTATAATAATAATTTAATTGATTAATAGTAAGTTTTGAGTGAGAAAATATTATATTATCTTTATAATTTTCTTCAAATAAATATTCTCTAACTTTTTCTAAATCTGTTCCATGATTTGTAACTGCCTCAGTATGTAATATCATATAACAATTTTTAGATTCTTCTTTAGGTAAAGTATCTAAGAATCCTCTAAAGGCTAACATAGTATCAGGAATTTGTTTTCTTCTAATATTCCTAGAATTAAAAAATGCTACAAAACTAGGGTTTTTATCTTTAAATATATTTTTTTTAAACTCTAACATTTTAGTATATTCTTCATCACCTTCTTTTAAAGGTTTATAAACATTAGAATTTAACCCATGTGGGATATATTTAAATATTTTATTTTTTCCAGATTTTCCTAATACTATTTTATTAATATTAACAGTTTGTTTAGATATACCCATTAATAAATCACAAGATTCATAATATGCTTTATTATACAAGGGTGCTGGGTAATCATCCCAAATATTTAAATAAGAAATTGGAATTTTTGTTCTAATTTCGTTTTCAGCATTAAATAACCAAGTAAAATATCTAGGGTCTGTTATTAATAATATAGCATCAGGTTTTTCAATATTAATAATTTCTCTAACTAATTTTATATCACCATAACCATTGGCGGGGTATAAAAATACATGAGAATCATCAATTTTTGATATTTTATTAGTATCTTGGGATAAATCTAATCTTTTTCCTGATTCTGGGTGTTTAATAGCACCTGCTATTTGGCACCAATTAAAATGATGAGCAGTATGTACTACTATTTCTTTTGCAACTGTTGCAACTCCAGAATGTACTCTAATATCATCACAGATTAATAATATTTTCTTCCTTTTATCTTTTGGAAGATATTTAAAACTCTTATTCATTAATTTTTAGGTTTAAAGTTCTAAGTCTGTTTGATTTGTAATTTGTCTTCTAAAATTTTCATCTGTAAGATATAAATAAATAGCTCTATCAGATAGTTTTTGAAATGAAAATTTTCTTTTTACACATTCAATTTTAAAATTTTCAAACAAATTACTTTTGACTTTAACACTGGTAAGTGTCATTTCTTTTTTTACGTTCATAATCTTTATTTTAATAACATTATTTAATATAAATATATACAGAGGTTAGTAAATTATACCTTCCCCACAATTTTCTTTATCCTCTTTATAAGGACAAAAAGTACAGTTCCATTTAGAAACAGACTTAGGATATTCTATATCTTTTATTTCTCCATTTGAATTAAAACATTCATTTATAAAACTATTCATAGCTTTTTTTGCTCTTCCTAACTTAATTTTTCCACTAGGTGGAGTAAATGTTTGTACTCTATGAGCCTGATAAGGTGACATAAGTTTTTCATCATTAATATCTAATACTTTTCTTTTAACAATAAAAAATTCAATTTCTATATTATCTAAAGGTATACCATATTGTTCTGAAAAATATTGTTTATATAATAATAGTTGGAATTGTTTATTTTCATCTTTTTTAGAATAATCATTCCATCCTTTGGTACTTGTTTTTATGTCTATTATCTTAAAGGTATTAGTATTTTCATTATATGTGACAACATCTAAATACCCCATGTATAATACGTTATTATACATTTTATTTGGCGCTATTACAATAGGTATTTCACAGCCTACTAAATATGTTCCTTTTTTAGAAAAATATCTACTACGTTTTTTCTTAAACCAATCTAATATATTAACCCCATCTTCAAAAAACTCTCTCATCTCAGAAGCGTCTGAAAAATGCTCATTATTATTTTTTTTATATTGAGTTTGGTATTCTTCTATAAATTTTTGATGGAATAATTCTTTAATATCTATTTCTCTATCAGCATACGCCCCACTTTTTTCATACATTACATCTAAATAGTGCTGCATTACTTCATGTATAGCAGTACCAAATACTGTGTGTATAGAAGAAGTAAATCTTTTTATTTTGTCTTTATACTGTAATTTCCATCTATGAGGGCAACTACGAAATATAGACATTTGCGAATAAGAAATGTTTTTCTGGTAGGCAAAGTTGATTTCTTGAGGAGGATTTAAACGAATCTCCTTAACTATATTTGGGATTTTTTTAGCCAAATTATTTTTTCCATTTATTACGGCCTACTAAAAGACCAATTATCCCATAATTAGCAATATCTATAAATGTATCTTCCATACCTTCACCTTTAACAAATGATCTACCATTAATTAATAAATTTTTTAAACGTGAAATTTTATCTGTAAGTCTAATACATAAACCAGTTAAAGAAAATTTCTTATCATCATTATTATTTAAATCACCACCTAAAGCAATATTATTTAAACCATAATCCATATGTTTACGAGCAAACATTTTATACATTTCTTTTTGGATTTGTCTAAATTCATCTGCTAATATTGGATATTCTAATTCAAATACTTCTATTGCATTATCTTTACTACTTTCTATAGTTTTTTTCTTTTTCATATTTCCAAAATAATTTTTAACTGAATCACTCATTTAGTAAGAGTGTTTTAGCAAAGTATTTGTCTAAGGTTGATATTCTATCATCAGCATCTACTAAAGAATTTAATGCTTCTTCAGCATTTTTGTAAAAATCTCCTGTAGAATGGTCTCCAATTCCTACAGCTTTTTCTCCTAATAATTCAAGAGATAATAATGCTTTTGCTTTATCTGCCTCTGCAGATAGTTTTAACATGTTGAATAATTTTTCGTTCATTTTAGTATAGTTTTTATTTCTTTTTTATTTAATCCTATTTCCTTTAATATATGACTTATTTTTGAGGTATCCAATATATTTATGTATTCTTTTGATTCTTTACTAGAACATTTAAAATAATTTTTAATATGGTCTACTAAATCTTTATTAGGTTGTTTAACTTTAGATTTAATATATTTGTTCCATTTATTATTTTTAGGTATAAATTCTTTGTAAATAGCATAAATTGATTTTTTTTCCTGTGGGGGATAATCTTGAACAAAATTAACTATCTCTAAATAATCAGGATTCATAGATAAAAACCTATGAATCATATAACTATTAAATACCTCCCAATCTTTATCGCTAAAAGATTTAGTTGGGGTTTTATATTGATTTATATGCTTTAACCAATCAAATATATTAGAGCAATTCATCCTTAAATTCTTCTCTTAAATCTTTAGGAAGTGTTGATTCTAATATTTTTTTAGTTTCTGGGTCAAAAAATACGGGGACAGGTAATAAAGCATCTTCATCTGTACCTGTTACAAATCTAGAAATTTTTCTTAAAACTACTCCTTGAAGGAATATACTACCTCCTTTAGAATTTTTAACCCCAGTTGTATTTTTTAAATCAATTTGAGGTTGTTGTAATTGTTGGTCCATAATTATTTATTTTTTATTAAATTTTGTATTAATGACATCGTATTAATTTCTTTATCAATACGAAAGTTTGCTTTATATTGATGTTCATTTATTAAAATAGCAGCCGTTCCTTCTTTACCCGGCATATATTCTGGTGCTTTTTCATATAGCATTCTAAACAATTCATCAAAATCATCTACATTAGCATCTGCTATAATCTGTCTAATTGTAGGATATCCCTGTTGTGAGTTTTGAGTACTTAAAATAGAAATAACTTGATCTATATAATTTGATGATACTAATATTGATTTATCTAATTTTAATTTATTATCTTGAGTAGATAATTGTATTGTATTAATACATTTACGTAAATCTGGGTAGTATTGGTTAACTAAAGGTGCTAAATCTTTAACGTTGTGTTCAATTGATTCTTTATTTAATAACCAATTTAAATGTTTGGCAACATCTTTTTTAGTTGGAGGAACTATTTTAAGTACTTGACATCTTGATTGTAAAGGATCAATAATCCTTTCTACAAAATTACAAGTCATAATAAACCTAGTAGTACGTGAAAAAGTTTCTATTATATTTCGAAGTGAAGCTTGAGCTTGAATTGTTAAAAAATCAGCTTCATCTAAAATAACTACTTTAAGAGGTTTAAAAGAAGCAACACTTGCAAAACTTGATACTTTGTCTCTAATTGTTTCTATACCTCTTTCATCACTAGCATTTATATAAAGGTGATCACAATCTAAATTTTTAACACAAATTTTAGCTAATGTTGTTTTTCCTGTGCCTGCAGGACCATAAAATATTAAATTTTGAATATCATTTTGTTCTATATACTTAGAAATAGATTTTTTAATATTTTCATTACCAACATAATTATCTAATTTAGATGGTCTATATTTTTCTACTAATAAGCTATTCTCCATATTCGCCATATATTGAATATTTTTTTACAGGTTCAGGTTTTATTTCTGTTTCTTTAGAATCAATAGCATATAAATTACTTTTTAAAGGCTCTAATCTATAACTACCTTTGAATCCAGTTTTAACCATATATGCTTCTAAAGCATCAGTTAAAGTTTTATGTAAAGGACCATCAGGTTCATTTGCAACCAATCTCCATTTATCTCCTGGTGGTACTCTTCTAGCAATTAATATATTTTTTTCTTCAATCTGTGTAGCCATAATATACGAATTTATTTTACATCATCCCCATCATAGGGTCTATTTGGGGTTGTTGTTTATCATCACTAGGTTCATTTACTACTGTACATTCTGTTAATAATACAGTACCAGCAACTGATGCTGCATTCTGTAATGCTGTTCTAGCTACTTTAGTTGGGTCAATAATACCTTCTTCTTTCATATCAACTGTTTCTTCAGTTTTAATATTATAACCTAACCAACCATCATTTCCAGAATTAATCATACCATCTGCTATAATTGTAGCAGTAACTTCTTCATGACCAGCATTAACTAAAATTTGATTGAATGGTTTTGCACATGCTTGTTTTACAATAGCTGCTCCTGTTGAATTAACTTCTAATCCTGATGAAGCATATAATAATGCTGTTCCACCCCCAGGTATTATACCTTCTTCAATAGCTGCTTTTGTAGCATGTAAAGCATCATCAACTCTATCCTTTTTCTCTTTCATTTCTGTCTCAGTATTCCCACCTACATGGATAATAGCTACTCCTCCTACAAATTTAGCTAACCTTTCTTGTAATTTTTCAGTTTCAAATGGAGTTTGGGACTTTTCAATCTGTTTTTGTAATTCCTCAATTCTATTTTCTATTGCTTCAATATTTCCTTTACCATCTACTATAGTAGTTACATTTTTTTCTACTGTAATATTTCTAGCTTCACCAAACCAATCCCAACTAAACTTATCAAGTTTCATTCCTTTTTCTTTACTAAATACTTGACCACCTGTTGTTATGGCTATATCTTCTAAAACTAATTTTCTTCTATCTCCAAATTCAGGGGATTTAACAGCACATACTTTCATAGTACCTCTCATTTTATTTACAATAAGAGTTGCTAAAGCTTCACCATCAATATCTTCAGCAATTATTAATAAAGATTTTGCTTGGGAAGATACTGCTTCTAAAATAGGAAGTAAATCTTTTACTTGAGTTAATTTTTGATCCAAGATTAAAATCATAGGATTTTCTAAAACTGAAGTCATACTATTATTATCAGTAACAAAATATGGAGATTTAAATCCTCTATCAAATTGCATCCCTTCAACAGTTTCTAAATAAGTTTCTCCTGTTTTAGATTCTTCAATATGTACTACCCCTTCCATTCCTACTTTTTCAATTGCTGTCGATATTAATTTCCCAGTTTCGGAATCATTATTTGAAGAAATTGTAGCAATTTGTTCTAATTGTTCTTCACCTGAAATATCTTCTGAAATTTTGGTTCTTAAATTTTGTACTACTATTTCAACTGTTTTATCAATATCTCTTTTAATTTGAACTGCATTTTCAGCATTATTTAGAGCATTTAACCCTCCTTTAATCATTTCTCTAGCTAATAAAGTAGAAGTAGTTGTACCATCTCCTGCTTTCTCAGCAGTTTTAATTGCTGCTTGTTTTACTAATTGAACTCCTAATTCTTGATTAGGATTTTTTAGTGATATAGATTTAGCTACAGTTACACCATCTTTTGTTGATTGGGGTGTACCTTGTTCATTTGCTATAACTACATTTCTACCATTAGGTCCTAATGTTGATACAACAGCATCAGCTAGAATATCAATTCCTTTTACTAGTTGGTTTCTTGCCTCTGAACCAAATTCTATTTGTTTACTCATATTAAATATCTGTTAAATGTTCTTTTTCTATTTCTGTTAATTTTGTTTCAGCTAAAGCATCTTCAATTGTTACTGTTTGGTTTAATTTTGCCAAAACCTGATTTTCAGGTCCTACATAATATTCTTCTCCATTATAGGGTAATTTAGTAAAACCCATTGTAGGTAGTACTACAGTATCACCTTCTTTTAGTATAGTAGGTATAAAATCTCCTGTTATTGTTGGTTTTCCTGGACCTACAGCTATAACTTCCCCCATTTCATTTTTTTCTTTTCCTAAATCTGGTACAATGATATTACCATAAGTAGTTTCTTTTGATTCTATAGGTTTTACTATAACGGCATCAAATAGTGCTTCTAATTCCATCTGTATAATTTTTAATATTATTTTCTATTGTTTTAAATTCTTGTAAAAATGTTTGTAAAGAAGAATATTCTTTTTTAGTATGTAATTTTTCATTAGATATTTTTTCTAATGCTTGTTTAAAATTACAATAATACCCTTGTGGTTTTGAATATTCAGTACCTTTACCTTTAGATCTAAAGTGATCTTCATTAGGGATAATCCTTTCATTAACTGTGTAACACATATCATCTTTAGTGACATAATATGGTTCTAATAAAGGATCCGAAATTACTGTGAGACTTTTTGGTTTTCTAGACATATATAACTTTATTTATTTGGACGTGAATATACGAACAATATTGCGCTAGGACACGCTTTTTTAAATAACTTTTATTTTATTTTTATTGACTTTGGTTTAGCTTCTTCAGCTAAAGGTATAAAAATTTCTAGTAATCCATTTTCTAAAGTTTTT